ACAACAGAAAAAATCAATGCTTCAGCAATCACATCAGCAAAGATTGCTTCAAATGCTGTTATAGCTGACAAGATTGCTTCAAATGCAGTGACTGCTGACAAGATCAATGCTTCAGCAGTGACTGCTGACAAAATTGCTTCCAATGCAGTGACTGCTGTGAAAATTGCTTCTAATGCAATCACCACAGACAAGTTGAATGCAAATGCAGTGACCACAGCAAAGATTGCTTCAGGTGCAATCACTGCAGACACCATTGCTTCAAATGCAATCACAACAGAAAAAATTCTTGCAGGTTCAATCACTGCTGACAAATTGACAATTGCAGACTTTGCAAATCTTTGCAGTGTCAATGAAAAAGATCCAAACAGTGTGAACACAAGACCAAGTCAGTCTTGTAAGATTGTAGATGGTTGGTTGTGTAAGAATAACGAAAGTCAAACTTATGTTGCATTGTCCAATAGAAATTTCCATAGTCTTCAGGAAGGTGACAAAATATATTGTCACATGATTGTGAAGGGAACAAGTGGAAACAATGGAACTATAAGGATGAAACTGTATGGATATGATGATGAAACAAGTGGTTCAGTGGCAAATGTAAATGGGGAAAATATAACAGTCACAGCAACAGAGCAGATCTACACCTGTGTGATAACAGTGACTGAAGCAATAGCAAATGCAAAATATATTTCTGTTTTTGTTGTAGATGTTAGAAGTACAAAGTCACAGATTTATTTCAAGAATGTGTTTGCATACAAGCAGAATGGAACAACCTTGATTCAGGATGGTGCAATCACTACAGACAAAATTGTTGCAAATGCAATCACTGCAAACAAGATTGCTTCAAATGCTGTTATAGCTGACAAGATTGCTTCAAATGCAGTGACTGCAGGAAAGATTGCAACCAATGCTGTGACTGCTGAAAAAATCAATGTTGGTGATCTATCTGCAATTGGTGCAACCATCGGTGGGTTCACAATAGCATCAACAGATTTGCATTGTTACACAGAACTTGACACTTCAGGAAATAATACTTCTGATCAGACAGCATATATAACCAAGTTGTGGAAAGGAACAGCAAATCCAACTGATTATGCATTATCAGTTCAAAAATGCATTTATACTCATGGAACAGGCACACATGATTTTGAAACAACTTTCAGGGTCAGATATGATGGTTCGTTATATTGTTCAAATGCAGACATTAAGGGAAAGGTCACAGCTACAAGTGGAAACATCGGTGGATTTAATGTGTCAACAGATAATTTATCCTGTGCGTCTTCCACAACAGCAAACACAAGATATCTTGCGAAAATCCGAAAGTATGCGGGACACTCAACAGATCTTGCATTTGATGTTGGTCACACAAGTGATGGTGGAAAAACTTGGGACTTTCCTTTCTATGTCAGATACAATGGTGCATTACATGCTTCCAATGCGAACATCACAGGTGGTTCACTGAACATCAATAACAATTTTATAGTCAATTCTTCAGGAAACACAACTTGTAATGATCTAACAGCAAATAAAATTTATTCTTCAGGGAATGTATCATTCTATGCTACTGACACAACCAATGGTGGAATTTATTCCAATGCAAACATTTATGGTGTTGGTACTGTGTCAGGAAAAGGTGGAATGTGGTGTGGTGCAGGTTTATATGTTGTTGATAATGTATCAGCAAACTCTTGCATATCACGTTCAGACAGAAGATTGAAAGAAGACATCATTGAGCTTCCAACAGATGATGCTGTTCATCTTCTGAATGATATAGAACCGAAATATTACAAACTGACAGCAGATCCATCCACTGAAAGAATGGGATTCATTGCACAGGATGTTCAGGAAGTCCTGAAGAAGAACAACCTTGATGAATCACTTCTTGTTGTGAAAACCAAAGATCCTGAATCACAAAAGGAATGGTTGAATCTGAATTATTCTGATTTCATTGCTGTTCTTGTCAAAGGTTGGCAGGAACACGAAGCAAAGATCAAAGAACTTGAAGATAGAATCAAAGTATTAGAAAGCAGGTGGACAGAATGAAAATTACATTATCCGATGAAACACAAATGGATGTCGTGGACATTCAAACAGCAGGAACATCTTCCATTCAGATCATCCTTGAAGGAAGTCTTGATGAAACAATCATTGTCTTCACAAACAAGGACAAGATGAAGTCTATCACTGTGGAAAATGGTTCAATGTTCAATGGATTCACAAAGGTTGGTTCAATCAAGGCAGAATCAGATGGAATCACCACAACAGTGACTGCTGTCATGGTAAATGAAGACATATCTTCTTCACTTTCCAAGATTCGTGAAAACTATGATCTAATGACACAGAATCTTCAGGGTATTGTTGGAAAAGTCACTGATGGACTGAATGAGATCAAGGATCTGACTGATGCTGTCATGGAACTTGGTGATCTGCTGTCAGAACTTCCTGAAGAAGATGCAGAAGTGGACATGGAAGGTGGTGAAGAATAATGGCAAAGATTTATTACAGAGCGGTCAAAGCAGGTGAAAGAACTATTGATCAAGTTCCGAAAAGATGGAGAAAAGCTGTTCAGGAAATGCTTGATGCAGATGAATAAGTGTCATTGATAAATATCAGAAAGGAAAACAACATGGAATATATTCCTTGGATCATCAGTTTTTTGTCATTGTGTGTTTGTGTTCTGACTTATGTTAGGAATGGAAACAAGGATATGAAAGCTGATGTTAAAGAAGAAGATCAGAAACTTTCAGGAATCAAGGAAAGTCTTCTGAAAGCGAATATGAAATTGGATCAGGTGTGTTCCACAACATCTGAAACAAGGGTGGACATCAAGTCCTTGAACAAGGATCTGCAGAACATGGACAGAAGGGTGACCATCATTGAACATGATGTGAAAACAGCGTTTGAAGCTATTAATGAATTAAAGGGAAAGGTTGGTGAAAAGCATGAATTTGAAGGTTAGGTTCAAGAATCCTGTGTTCATTGCACAGATGATCCTTGCAGTCCTGACACCTATCCTTGCTTATGCAGGACTTACTGTTCAGGACATCACGACATGGAAAAGTCTTGGTGATCTGATCCTTGGTGCAGTGTCCAATCCATATGTTCTTGGATTGGTTGCAGTGTCTGTTTGGAATGCACTGACAGATCCGACCACTGCAGGACTTGGTGACAGTAACCTTGCAATGACATATGACAAACCAAAGAAGGATGTGAACTGATATGGGAAAGACCAAAGGGATTGATATTTCAGAATTTCAGGGATCAGTTGATTTTGCCAAAGTCAAAAATGATGGAATCAAGTTTGTGATTTTGCGTGAAGGTTTCAAACAGGATGTGGACAGCAGGTTCTTTGAATATGCGAAAGGATGCACCAAGGCAGGAATTCCTGTCCTTGGTGTTTATCATTTCTGCTATTCTCTGACTGCTGATCAGGCTAGGCAGGAAGCTGTTTCATGCATCAATAACGTGAAAAAAGCAGGTCTTCCCAAGACCACTGTTGTTTTCTTTGATTTTGAATATGACACTGTGACCAAAGCAAAAGCACAGGGTGTTCACCTTGGAAAATCTGAATGCATTGCATTCACAAAAGCATTCTGTGAACAGGTTGAAAAACTTGGGTACAAAGCAGGAATCTATTCCAATATAGATTATTACAAGAACATGTATTCCAAGGATCTGTTAAACAAATACATCCTTTGGTTAGCACACTACACTGAAGGGAATCCTGCTTATTCCTGCAAGGTTCAGCAGTACACAAACACAGGATCTGTGCATGGAATCAATGGACATGTGGACATGGATTGGTTCTTTGGTGACCTGAAGGTGAACAAGGTGGATGACAGACAGAAGGTCTTGGACATTGCAAGGTCTTTCCTTGGATGCAATGAAAAAGACGGATCACATAAGAAGATCATTGACCTTTACAATTCCCACAAACCACTTGCAAGGGGATATAAGGTCAAATACAATGATCCGTGGTGTTCAACCTTTGTTTCTGCTGTTGCTATCAAAGCAGGTTTAACCAACATCATCCCCACTGAATGCGGATGTGAAAGACAGGTTGAACTGTTCAAGAAACTTGGTGAATGGGTGGAAGATGACAGACATGTTCCTGCACCTGCTGAAATCATATTCTATGATTGGGATGATTCAGGGTCAGGTGATGACACTGGATGGTCTGATCATGTTGGAATTGTGGAATCCTGCGATGGAAAGACCATCACAGTCATCGAAGGAAACAAGAATGGTGCAGTTGGAAGAAGGGTTCTTCCAGTCAATGGAAGATATATCAGGGGATATGGTGTCCCCAAATATTCATCCACACCTTCCAAACCTTCCCCACAGAAGAAGAAATCTGTGGATGAAGTTGCAAAAGAAGTGATCAATGGTCTTTGGGGAAATGGTGATGACAGGAAGAACAGGTTGACCAATGCAGGATATAACTATTCTGAAGTGCAGTCCAAGGTGAATCAGATCCTGTCAGGATCTTCATCCAAGACCACACAGAAGAAATCTGTCAGCACCATTGCACAGGAAGTTCTTGATGGAAAATGGGGAAACGGACAGGAAAGAAAAGACAGACTGACCAAAGCAGGATATGATTATTCTGCTGTTCAGAACAAGGTGAATCAGATCCTTTCCAAGAAGTCCATCAATGCAGTTGCAATGGAAGTTATTCAGGGAAAGTGGGGAAATGGACAGGACAGGGTGAACAGACTGAAGAAAGCAGGTTATGATCCTTCAGCAGTGCAGAAAAGGGTGAATGAAATCCTTTCCTGATCGTTTGTAGTCTTACACGTTAGTGACGCATTAGAAGCACGTTAGTAACAAAGTGTACTGTGTTCCTTCCTATATAAAGGACACAGTTCTTCAGGAATTATCCAAGCGATAATTTCAAAGGAAAACAAAAAACACAAAGACCAAGGAAATCCAGTGTTTCCTTGGTCTTTTCTTTTTCTCAAAACCTGTCAAATTTTGGTGGTTAGTAACAAGTTAGAAACACGTTAGTAACAAAAGTTTAGTCTTCCTTTTTCTTCAGGGAAAGCAGTTTTTCAACAAGTAGATCTTCCACATACTGGGGACAAACTCTGACACCTGCTTCCCAATTCTGCATGGATCTGACTGGAACACCAATCAGTTCAAAGACTTCCTTCTGTGTCAATCCTGCTTCCTGTCTTGCTTCAAGTATGGTCATTTCAAATAGTCCTTTCTTTCTGTCCCAATGATTGCACCTGAACAATCAAACATCTTTGAATATGCTTCCAAAATCAGGTTCGCTTCCTTTGACAGTTTGTCTTCCAAATCAGGATCATCATGTCTATGCCAAAAACCAACTGCATGAATGTTTCCCCTTGCTTCACAATCTGCAGGATCTGTTGACAGACAATTTGACCATCTGTTGGAAATAGCAACAACCACACGATATAAACCACTTTCTTTGTTTTCAATTTCAATCTTCATAGTTTTCATTCCTTTCATGTATCAAAACATAACCTGTTGGTGATTTCCTTGATTGCTTGTAATATTCTTTTTCAATCCACTTCAGGTTTCCCTGATCATCAAGGAAAGTTCCATCACTGAAATCTTTCCTGTCCACAGCATATCTGACAGACTTGTCATCATCCAAGATCAACCACATCTTTCCTGTTGGTTCTTTACCTGACCAATAGTCTTCCCAACTGATCCAGTGTTCTTTCAACCAAGGGACTGTTTCCGATGGTTCAAAGTCCCTGCAGGTTGTTCCTGAAAACTGTCCACAGTCATATGATTTGAACCAAGGTGTTGCAAACTTGATGTGTTTGTGATCCAGTCTTTTGCAGGTGGACACAGACCTGTCTGCATCCACCTTGAAAAACCTGCACTGTCCACATGACAGATGACACCATTCTTCTTCAAAGATTTCTTTCATCATTCCTTCCCTTTCCAAAATTCACAGAAGAAGTATTTCTTGTTATCTTTGATCACATACAGGTCTTTTGCTTTTCCTGACCATCTGACCTTTCTTGTGATGATGTCACCATCAATGTTGACAGTCACATAATCATCTTCAGTGAATGTCCCACTGACTATCTTTCTGATTTGTGACTTTTCCTTCAGCAAGTCATACAACCAATCATATTCATCCTTGGACAGCTTCTTTCTGTTCAGAAGATTTTTCATCCAAAACTTCATCAGATCAATGGAAGCAGTGGTGATTTCCATGTTGGAAATTCTTTTATAGATTTCTGTTTCCCATTCCACATGATCTGTGTATTCCTTGCAGATGGAAGAAACAAGTTCTGTGGAAGTGGTCTGTTTCAACATTCCAAATTCATCAAATTCTGATGTCCATCCCTTTCTGAAGATTCCATAGTCTTCAAGAATGGCATATCCAGTCATGACCTGTTCAATCATGCTGTTGATTCCTGCTTTTTCTGCTTCCTGTGCAGTCTCAAATTTCTTCAGGGAAAACCATCTTCCCCTGATGCTTCCATAAACAAATTCAAATCCCTGTTTTCTTTCAACTGACATTTTTCTGACCTTCCTTTCTTGATGTTCTGCAGGGGACTTGATCCCCTGCAGTTGCTTGGTGAATTATGCAATTTTGCATCTTGTCAGTTCAGTCTGATTGACTTCCCTGAAAATCTTGTGTTCCTTGACAGTCCCCTTGATGGTTTTGGGTGGAAGTTCTTCATTCATCCACTTGGAAGTCTTCCATGTGAAGATGTTTCCATCCTTCCCTGTGATCTTCCACACATAGGTGGTTGTGGTGGTGTAACCATTGAAGCAGGATTCCCATGATGTGATGCATTTGATGGATTCCACATCCACTGTGATCCTGTCACCAACCTGACCAACATGTTTGGACTGCTTCCCTGCTTCAGCTTCCCTTCTCAATTTGTCCTGCAGTTCAAGATCCTTGTTGTAGGAAGGGAACAGGGAAACAAGAAGACCAAACTTCCCACTGTTGACTTCAGGAAGACTGCAGACTGTTTTCAGGTTGTGCAGATAGTCATTGGATGCTTCCTGACTGTTGATCCATGCAAGTGCATCTTCAGTCATCTTTACTGCTTCCTGACTGTCAGAGTCAAAACCAACTTTCTGCATCAGGTTCTTGGTTTCATTGATGAAAGAATGTTCCCAATACTTGGTGTTTCCATGTGTCAGGTCAAAGAACCTTGTCATCATGCCCATTGTGCTGTCCCCACTGTTGCAGGACTTCCTGAAACCAAAGTGTCTGATGGTTTCAGCAGTGAACTGCAGGACTTCCTTGGTGTCATAAAACTTCTGATACCAGTTCCAAGAAGAAACAGGTCTTTCTTCAGCTTCTTCAAAGACATTCTTCAGGGATGCAAACCATGTTGCACAGGATGCTGACATCCCATGTGTGAAGTCCATCAGACAGGACTTTCCAACCTGCTTGAATTCCCCTGTCTTGGTGTTCCTGATGATGAAGGTGTCCTTCCTGATCCTGTTGGTGTTGCAGTGTTCACAGGTGCAGGGTGCTGTCCTGTATCTGACAGGGATTTCAACATTGGTCATTGCCTTGGAAAAGATGTTCCCTGCATCGGTATGTTCAACACTTGCAACAAATTCCCAATCATTGATGACTGCAGTTCCTTCAGCTTGAACAAGGATGAACTTGCACTTGACTTTGATTGGTTTCCCTGTGAATGGATCTGATTCACCTGTGGGGACTTCCCTGAATTCTTCCCCAACTTCCTTGAAGGAAAAGTCACAACCATATTTCCTGCACTTGTTCTGAATGGTGGTGATCTTCTTCTTCAGTGCATCCATGTGGCCTTCATAAACTGCATAGGTCTTTGGTTCATCAATGATTTCAACCTGATGGTTCAGGGAAATCAGGAAGAAGATTCTTCCTTCATTGGTGATGAAGAATTCATCATGATGAAAACCTTCTGCAGTGATCATATAGGTCTTTCCCCACAGGTTTTCTTTTCCATCGTGGATTCTTCCTTCTTCATCAGGATCTTCTTCAACTTCACCATTCTTCAGGATGAAGTCCTTCAGTTCTGCAAGGGTGCTGTTCTTAATGAGTTCTTCAGCTTTTACTGACCATTGGGATGCCCTGATTCCACTTGTGATTTTTGCCATGATTGATTTCCTTTCTTTGCTTGGTGGTTCAGCACTGCAATGCTGAATAATTTCATCGTTTTTTATTTTATTCTACCACTCAAAGAGTGTGTTTTCAATACTTATAGTGAAAATATTCAGCAGAACATACTGTACAAATGATGAAATAGTTCATTCTATGAGACAAAATAAAAAGACCACAGGACAGAAGATCCTGTGGTCTTTCTTTTTATATTTTATTGATTGCTTCCAGTTTGACTGGAAGTTCCAAGTGGGTGTAGACAGCTTCTGTGACACTAAAACCTTTGTGTCCTACAATCTTCTTGATGATCCTGTCATCAACACCTGCAGTGGTCAGCAGGGACACACAGGTGTGTCTTGTGTCATGTGGTCTATGGTTCATCTGCAGTTCTTCCATCATAGGATTCCACCATGAATCCCTGAAGTTCCTGTCACAGTGTTTTGAACCTGTGGATGTTGGAAAAACAAATTCAGATCCTTCCTTTTGCATCCAGTTCTGCAAGAATGGAACAATCTTTTCAGCAATGGGAACTTCCCTGATTCCTGATTCTGTCTTGGAATGGGTGATCTGAAACCATCTTTCCTGCAGGTGGACATCTTCTTTCTTCAGATTGTACAGTTCACCAATTCTGATTCCTGTGTAGATCAGGAACAGTGGGATCTGAAATCTTTCATTGGTTTCCACCACTGACCACAGTTTGTTGATTTCCTTGGTGGTGAATGGTGACCTGTCAATCTTGTTTGGATTCCCTGCTTTTGAGATGTCAACATATCGGATTATGTCCCTTTTATCTTTAGGCAGGATTTCATGCTTCACACAATAGTCCCACATCAGACCAAACATGATCTTCATCTTCTTCAGGGTGGGTGTGTTCTTCCCTGATTCATCCACAACCTTCTGCAGATGATCCAACTTGATTTCTACCATCTTCATGTCATGCAGTGCTTCACAGGTCTTGAATGATGCTCTGTAACCTTTGCAGTTGGATTCTGAAACCTTTGGGAAATGATCTTCTGACCACTTTTCAAAGACTTCTGCAAACGTGATCGTGTCATGGTGCAGGTCATACGGATCTTGATTATATTCGGACAGTGCAGTCAGTGCATCTTTCCTGTTGGAATAATATCCGATAAAAGCATAGATTGGATATGACTTTTCTTTTTCTTCATCAAAAGTCCATCCAACAGTTTTTCTTGCACACCAAGGATTCCTTCTGTTTCCTGACAGTTTATAAACAGATCCAAATCCATTTGGTAATTTCACATTGATCCCTTCCTTTCTTGATTCCAAGGAAGATTTCATGGTATAATATCCCTGCTTGGTGGATTTTGACCATGTGACCTTCCAAATCATGGTTAAATTCCTTTCTTGACCTGCTGACTGCAATCAGCAGGTCTTTTTTTTTTGTTCTTGGTGTT